CCAGCCGTGGCGCAGGGCGCAGTCCTGGGGGCCTGCCCTCTTTCCCCCTTCTTTCCCCCCGCCCCCCATTCTTCCCCCATACTCTGAATCAGAGGATTAGGTAAGTGAAATCATTAGGAGACTATGTATGTTACCCCATGAGTATAATAATAATTATAATAATACTTATACGCGTACGTGCGTACGTGCGTGCGCACGCGAGGGAGTCGCGTTTCGGATAGACTGCATACCCCCGACTGCCACGGCCCAGCAGAAGGGAGCGTTCGTCTGCGGAGGCCGCGTCCGGTTCTACACGAAGAAGAAGGTCCGGCAGAGCGAGAACTTCCTGGCCGCGCTTCTCTCGATGCACGTCCCGGACGTCCCCTTCTCGGAGCCGGTGTCCCTGAAGGTGCGCTGGACGTTCCCCTACCGCAAGAGCGAGCTCAAGCGGATCGTGAGGGCCGCCGTCCCCATACCGCACCCGGTGAGACCCGACCTCGACAACCTGGAGAAGAACCTGCTGGACGTTCTGACCCGCCTCAACTTCTGGACGGACGACTCGCTCGTGACCGAGAAGCTGACGTCGAAGTGGTGGGGGCCGAAGCCGGGGATCGACATCGAGATACGCCCGACGGCGTTTTGACGGACGGTCTAAACACGATGAACTGCACCCCAGAGAAATGCCCGTACAGGGCGCTGATGGAGAAGGCGAGGAAAGCGTGCCTCGCCTGCGGTCACCTTCTGCCCGCCGGGCATGGCGGCACCGTCTCGTACGACGCCGCAGGGGAGCGCATCGTGCAGCGCGAGAAGATCGCCTTCGACCGCACCCCGAGGGGGCAGGTCACCACCCTTCCGGCCGAAGTGGAGGAGCGGACCGCCGAGCTGTACAGGCGATGGTGCATGCTCGACACCATAGACGCCCTGCTCCTGCTCCACGTGTGCAACGGTGGGACATGCACCACGTTCGGCGCGTACCTCGACAGGGTGCGCAGGACGATAGAGTGCATGGACGTGATGCGCGACAGCTACAGGACCACCGCGTGGGCGAAGTTCCAGAGGCTGATCCGAAGGTTCGCCCCGTTCCTGAAGTCGAAGCTGCACGCATGGGACGACGGCCACGGTGGCGCCGTCCGCAGGGAGCGGGAGGACGCCGAGAGGAAGGACATGCAGCCCGACCTCTTCGGCTTCATGGGGGGCGAATGATGCCAGATAATATATATCCGCCGGTTCGGCTTGTCAAGCTATTTGGCGCGCCAGAGGCGCATAGGGCCATCCAGGACGCGTCCGCGCGTTTCCCGCGTGTTTGTATTCGCAATCAAATGGGAGCGCCCAGACGGCGGATTTCGGGCTTTGCGCGGTGGGGGTAGGTTGTTTCAAAACGAAAGGACAATGCAATGAGAAAGACATTCAACGGATACGAAGTGACAGATGAAGGACGCGTGTTCTCAAGAACAGGACGAGAGCTATCACAGCGAACAGGCTACAAAGGCTATAAGTTGGTGTCGCTTCATGACGCCAGCGGCAAGGCACGCGGTTATTTCGTGCATAGGCTTGTAGCCATGCTGTTCGTGAGCAACAATAACCCGGAACAATTCAATCAAGTGAATCACATTGACGGGGACACTGGAAATAATCATGCTGACAATCTGGAATGGTGCAACTGCGCCTACAATATGTCGGACCGCAGAACAAGACGGCAAAGACTCGGGTTGCAGTGGTGTACCCTTCGCGACAAACCGACAGGAGACGCCAAGCCCGTAGAGTACGATGGAGTCGTCTATCCGTCACTAAATGCTATGGCGCGACATTTTGGAGTTTGCAAACAAAGTATTTTGGAAGCCACAAGGCGGGGTTTTTGGCGCAAGAAGCCAATAACGAGGATGGTTGAACATGTGGCCTAGGTACTTCCGAAGGCCCCCACCCCTCGTTTGCGCCCATGGGGCGAAATCCCGAAAATTTTTCTAGTCCCCATCATGGCTGATAGACACAGAAACAGGACCAGGGAATCCGAGGCCGCCAGAAAGCGCGAGAGCAGGGCCGGCGGAAACGAGCTCGTGCGCCGCAAGCCAGAGGACGCGGCGAGGCGCAGGCGGCTGGAGAAAGACCCGGAGAAGTGGCTGCGGTGGTACTTCCCTAACATCTTCACCCTTCCATTCGCTGACGGACACCGGGAGATAATCCGCGCCATCGTGAGGACTGACGCGCAGGGCAAGGATACTGTGGTGGCGGCACCGCGCGGCGAGGGCAAGACGAACATCATGCGCCACATGTCGATCTATCTCATCTTCACCGGGCGCGCGAAGTTCGTGGTGGTGGGCGGATGGCAGAACCGTTCGGCGTCGGAGGCGTTCTCGACGTGGCTGATCGCGGTGACGTCCGAGCGCCTTGTCGCGGACTACCCCGAGTTCTGCGCCCCCTTCGCGGAGTCCACCCACGCGAACCGCCTGCCGCGTCTCCGCTGGCAGGGCGAGGACAGGCCGACCGGCGCGGCGGTGAAGTCCGCGCGGATGCAGATAGTCTTCCCGGACGGGCGCGGAGCGATGGCGGCGGGATCGCTCCAGGGCGACATCAAGGGACTTAACATCACGACGGCCGGCGGGGTGTCGCTCCGTCCCGACAAGCTGCTCCTCGACGACCCGCAGGACGTGGACAGAGCCGCCGATCCGAAGTTCGTGTCGGACACCCTCCACAAGATCGACACGCAGTGGCTGTGCCTCGCCGGTCCCGACACCCGCATCTCGATGATGGTGGCGTGCACCATCTACGCGCCCGACGACGTGGGCGAATCCCTCGGCAAGAGGCGCAACACGGTCTTCGTGCGGATCCCGCGCGTCGTGTCGTGGCCGGTTGGCTTCGAGAAGGAGTCGTCGTTGACGCGGCAGCTCTGGGACAGGTGGTTCGACCTGTACGACGATGATCAGACGCGGGACATGGCGTTCAGGTTCTACCGGCGGAACCGCGCCGCGATGACGAACGGCTTCACGGTCTCGTGGAAGTACCGCTTCGACAGGTCGAAGGGAGACCCCGACGCGCTGTTCGGCGCGATGGTGGACTACTACACGAAGGGGCGCGAGGCGTTCTTCTCGGAGTACCAGAACCAGCCCGTGGCGCACGAGACGAAATACTACGAGCTGACGCCGCAGTGCATCCTCAAGCACCAGATCGAGCTGCACGAGAACGAGATCCCGGAGGACACAGTCTTCGCCTCGCTGTCCACGGACATCAACTACTCGTACGGCCTGACCTACGAGGCGGCGGCGTTCAGGCGGGACGGCTCCATGCACGTCTTCGCCAAGGGCGTGTGGTGCCAGGAGCCGCTTCCGATCTCGGCCAAGAACACGAACCAGGAGCAGAGGCAGAGGCTCGTCAAGAAGGCTCTGGAGATCATGGCGGAGTGGGTGGACGTGCAGCCGTGGAAGCTGGACGTCTGGTACATCGACGCCGGCGGCGAGCAGTTCGACACGGTGACGAACTTCTGCCGGAAGGCGAAGAAGAGCGGCAGGCTGGGCCGCGCCATGATAGGCCGCGCGGGGAAGACCTACGACCCGTCGGTGAAGACGTGCGTCGGGCGGGTGCGCGGCAGGGTGTACGCCTGCTTCACCCGCGACAGCGGCAAGTGGTACTGCTTCGATGCGGACTACTACAAGGAGCTGGCACAGACCTCGTGGATCACCCCCGAGGGCGAGCCGGGCAGCTCGACGATATACAAGGGCTCGCACCGCGACTACGCCGACCAGATGTGCCGCGAGGTGCTGGAGGCCAAGGGCGTCATCATGGGGCGCGGAGGCCGGACGATGGTGGTGTACAAGTGGAACACACTGCCGGGCAAGCACGACCACCTCGACACCCACGCGATGAACTACGCCGCGGCGGGGTACGAGGGGGTGCTGTCGATGTCGGCGGAGTCAGACACGGGCACGGGCACTCACGGCGCGGGCGGCAACGCCCCGAAGAAGAACAGGAGGAAGGTCTACCATGGCTAAGAACAGGCGGAAGGTCTACGAGGACGTGATGCGCGACGAGGCTTCCGACGGCATACCGTGCGCGGAGTGCGGATGCCGCCATTCGTACGTAATCAGGACTGAGCGCATCGGCGAGGTGGTTCGCCGAACGAGGGAATGCCGCAACTGCGGGAATCGATTCTTCACGTCCGAGGCCGTTTGAGGGGGCAAAACGCTACATCTAGCGGCAACCATCTTGAAATTTGCCTTGACCTGTGCCATTATGTACGCGCAATGGACGCACGGCAGCTAATAGACAAGGCAACCGCAGACCTGGCGGAGGACATGGCCAACCCGGCATCGTTCTCCGTCGAGGGCCTGTCGCAAACCAACCGATCCATCTCCGAGAGGATTGCCGGGATCGAAGCGCTGAGGAAGTACGGCCGCCGGATGCGGCGCCATCCGCTTTCGGGGATGGTGTCGCATCTGATACCGCCGGGGACGTGCGACCGATAGGAGGCACTGCATGGCGAAGAAACACCAGAGGGCGACGTTCGAGGGGGTGCAGGTGAGCGCCCGGTTCGACAACGCCCGCCACACGCCCGACACGGACTCCCTTTTCCGCAACGTGGATTCCCTCGCGATCACCGCCGCGCTGTCGCCCTCGGTAAGGCGCACGGTGCGCACCCGCGCGAGGTACGTCGTCTTCAACTGCCCGTACGCATGGGGGATGCTCGACACGCACGCCTCGTACGTCGTGGGCTCGTGGGTGTCCGCGTCGTTCCCGCGCGGAGGCGTGCCGGAGGAGGTGCGCGACAAGCTGGTGCGCAAGTTCGACACGTGGGCGCTCAAGGTGGGGCTGTGGGAGAAGCTGCGCACGATGGTCAGGGCGAAGACCACGGACGGCGAGGCGTTCGCCGTGTTCTACACGGATCCCACCATCGTGGACAGGAAGAACCGCGTCACGCTGAACCTCGCCGTCATCGAGTGCGACCGCGTGGAGTCGTGGTCGGAGGCCGTCACCCGCGAGAACGAGACGGACGGCATCCGCTTCGACCCCTACGGACACCCGACGGAGTACCGCATACTCAAGTACCACCCGGGCGACTACAGATCCATCAAGAACATCAAGTACAGGGCGGGCGAGTGGACGAAGGCGGCGAACGTGATACACTACTTCGACGTACTGCGGCCCGAGCAGGTGCGCGGCGTCTCGGACTTCGTTTCCGCGCTGGAGATCCCGGCGGACCAGAAGTCGTACCGCTCGTCCGTCACCACGAGCGCGATCAACGCGGCGAACATCAGCGGAGTGCTGGAGACCGACCAGCTGGCGGAGTGCTTCGACGACGAGGACGCGTCCATCGGCAGGTGCGCGATGGAGGTCAAGCCGAACACCGTCTTCCAGATGCAGCGCGGCGCGCTCGTGACCCTTCCGGAGGGGTGGAAGGTCCACCAGCTCCAGGCGCAGCAGCCGACGTCGCTGTACCCCGATTTCGTCCGCGCCCTGATCGCGGAGATGGCGCGGTGCATCTCCATGCCGGTGAATATCGCCATGTGCGACTCGTCGCAGCACAACTTCGCGTCCGCGAAGATCGACCACACCGTGTACGGCGACAAGATAAACTCCATCCGCTCCACCCTCGCGACTAAGGTGCTCGACCGCATCTTCTTCAAGTGGCTGGAGGAGTACGCCGTGCAGGAGAGGATCGACGAGACGACGATGGAGGCGCTTGCGGACGTCGAGTGGCTGTTCATGGCGAGGGGCAACGCGGACGTGATGAAGGACGCGTCGGCCGACAACACGCGGCTCGGAAACGCCTCGCTTTCGTACGAGACCCTTTACGCGAAGGACGGCAAGGACTGGAAGCGGGAGGTGCGCCAGGCCGTGTCGGAGCGCGCGATGATGCTGGCGTGGTGGCGCGAGGCGTGCAGGGCGAACGGACTGCCCGAGGACACGCCCTGCCCCTTCTTCGCGAAGTCCGCGACTCCTGCCGCGCCGACCGAAGACCAGCTTCAGCACGACGCCGAGAAGAAGCGCAACCGCGACGGCAAGGCTGAGGCGGGGATAACCCAGGAGGACGCCGACGCACTTTGGGAAGAAGTCATGGGCAAGGGGGATGGCGAGTGACGGAACACTGCCCAGAGGACGGCGCGTTCATCGGCGACGCCGGATGCACCCATCCGAATCACGAGCACTCCGCGCTTGTGAACGGTATTGTCGCCGACGGCAAGGCGAAGAAGCTCCGCACAATCAGCGAAGCCGACTGCGACGCCGCGCTCAAGGAGGGCTTCTATGTTGACGGCCCGAACGGCAAGCGCATCGGCTTCGGCAAGTCGCTGTTGAAGCATTTCAACGAAGATCACGTCAAGAAGGATGCGATCGGGCGAAAGCAGCGACTTCTTTATGCCGTAAACGCCGTCATGTTCCCTGCAAAGTCAGAGGACAATCATCGAAGTATAGAAGGCCGTACGGCGTACTTCAAAGACTTTGACGGTTTCGGAATTCAAGCCATTACGTCGAAGGAACGCGATACCATCGATTATGTCTTTACATACATCCCGAAGCGCAACAAGAGGGGAGGCGAAAAGTGAAAAGGTTAGCAGCATGGCCGGCTACTGCGCCTTGCCTCGGGGTTTTAACGCTCCGTCCCGCTTCCCCTTGGCCATCCTCCCGATTGTCACCGAGGTGCGCGGTCGAGGGAGACTCACGGGTAAGGGCCGCACCGCCCTACCGTTTCGCTGTAGTGAATGATACCACATCCACGCCGGAAGCGCAAGGGGGTTGTTGACAGACAGTTGATAATTGGAGGATGAACAAATGCCACCCGAAAAGATAGCCGAACTCATGAAGAAGCCGCTCGTCGCGACGGGCGTGGTTTCGCTCGTCGCCGAGAAGGACGCCGAGGGCAAGCCCGTGGAGGGCAACAAGAAGATGACGATCACCGCGTACAACGGCGGGCTGATGAACGTCGCCTGGGGCTGCCCGGTCGGCATCGAGCTGTCCGGCCTGAAGTGGCGCGAGGACAACGCCGTGCCGATCCTGTGCCAGCACAAGACGTACTCGATCGACGCGATATGCGGACAGGCGACGAAGGTGTCGCACGACGGAAAGACGCTCACCATCGCCGCGGACTTCATGCCCGTGTCCGCCGACGCGAAGAAGGTGCACGACCTCGCGAAGGCCGGCTTCAAGTTCCAGGCGTCCGTTGGCGTGTCCGCGAGCGACGTCATCTTCATCGACGCGAAGCAGTCGTACAAGCTGAACGGCGAGGAGGTCAAGGGCGAGTGCTACATCGTCCGCGCCGGAACGCTGAACGAAGTTTCCATCGTCCCACTCGGGGCCGATGGGTCAACCCAGACGGCTATTGCGGCCGCCGCAAACACAAAGGAGGGCATCATGCCTGACGAAGAGAAGAACAAGAAGCCGGTGGTGGCCGCGCAGCCGACCGACACCGCAACCGTGGAGGCGGCGAAGACCGCAGAACGCGAACGCGCCGCTTCCCTGATTACCGCGTGCAAGGGGCACGAGGACATCATGGCCAAGGCCGTCAAGGAAGGCTGGACCGCCGAGAAGGCGGAGCTGGAGTGCCTCAGGGCGGAGAAGGCCGCAGCGGAGCAGGCGAAGATCGAGGCTGGCCGCACCGGCGCACCCGCGATCATCGACCTCAGGGCTTCCGCGCCGAAGGACGCGAAGACCGTGACCGCCGCCGCCTGCATGGGCGCCGCCATGCTCGACAAGGACGTGGAAGCCGCGTTCAAGGACGTTGACCTCGACGCCGCGCACGACCTGCACGTGACGCGTCTTTCGGACGTGTTCGCCGCGTTCGGGTTCACGTACCGCCTGGGCGACGACGCCTCGATGATGAAGGCGATCAAGGCCGCGTTCTCGAACTCCGACATCCCGAACGTCCTCTCGAACGTCGCGCACAAGTTCGTGCTCA